ATGACAGAAAATAGTACACAAGAAGTCGTCAAAGACCTCGAAGAATATAAATTTGGATTTCACGATAATGCAGAACTTGAATTCACAACAGGTCTAGGTTTGACCGAAGAAGTCATTCGCGAAATTTCTGAAACAAAAAATGAACCTGAGTGGATGTTAGAGTTTCGTCTGAAATCTTTTGAAGCTTTTAAAAAATTGGACATGCCAAAATGGGGCCCAGATCTTTCTGGTATTGATTTTAATGATATTGTTTATTATCAAAAACCATCAGCAAAAGCTGCGCGTTCTTGGGAAGACGTTCCTCAAGAAATCAAAGACACTTTTGAAAAAATTGGTATTCCAGAAGCGGAACGTTCATATTTGGCAGGAGCTTCTGCTCAATATGAATCAGAAGTTGTTTACCATAATATGAAAGATGAATTTGAAAAATTAGGAATTATTTTCACTGACACCGATTCAGGATTACGTGACTATCCAGAAATTTTCAAAAAATATTTCAGTAAACTCGTTCCACCAACGGATAACAAATTGGCAGCCTTAAATTCTGCCGTTTGGTCTGGTGGGTCATTTGTCTATGTTCCTAAAGGAGTCAAATGTGAGATTCCGATTCAAGCCTATTTCCGTATTAACAACGAAAAATCAGGACAGTTTGAGCGGACATTGATTATTGTTGAAGAAGGGGCGTCTATTCAGTACGTTGAAGGATGTACTGCACCAACTTACTCTGCAAGTTCACTTCATGCAGCAGTGGTTGAAATCTTTGTTGAAGAGGGTGGTTATATGCGCTACTCTACTATTCAAAACTGGTCAGATAACGTCTATAATCTGGTTACCAAACGTGCTGCTGCAGAAAAAAATGCAACGGTTGAATGGATTGACGGAAACTTAGGTTCAAAAGTATCTATGAAATACCCAGCCGTTCATTTGAATGGACCAGGAGCGCGTGGAACAATGCTCTCAATCGCTTTTGCTGGAGCAAACCAAAATCAAGACACAGGTGCTAAAATGATTCATAACGCACCAAATACTTCAAGTTCAATCATTTCTAAGTCTATTGCCAAAAATGGTGGAGCAGTCAATTACCGTGGACAAGTTACTTTTGGAAAAAATTCTAAAAAATCTGCTTCTCATATTGAATGTGACACAATTTTGATGGATGATTTATCAAAATCAGATACCGTACCATTCAATGAAATTCATAATTCACAGGTCGCCTTGGAACACGAGGCGAAAGTGTCAAAAATTTCAGAAGAACAACTCTATTATTTGATGAGTCGTGGACTTACAGAAAAAGAAGCAACTGACATGATTGTCATGGGCTTCATTGAACCCTTCACCAAAGAATTGCCAATGGAATACGCTGTTGAATTAAATCGCTTGATTTCTTATTCAATGGAGGGTTCTATCGGGTAAACTGAACAAATGCTGTTATATCAATGTTTGTTTAATATATTTCCCTTGTATTTAAGCAACTGGTAGCAAAATGGTAGCAGTTTTAAACAAATAGTCGTTTTTGCTTGTTATCCCTTTGATTCAGTTATAAATTATTACTGAGCGAAAAATGCACCAATTAAAAAAATAAAATAACAAAAAATATGCTACCTTAAAATTTATGGTAGCATATTTTTATTTTAAATCGTTTAACTTTTTAACAATATCAATTTTGACTGATTTTGTGACATGAGAATATATACTGAGAGTTGTTTTATAGTCAGTATGTCCCACGCGGTCCATTGCAGCACTTAGCGGAACGTCCAGCTGTGCCAGTAGAGCAATATGTGAATGTCTAAAAATATGAGATGTAAGATATTTTGTAATGCCAACTTTTTCGGCTGTCCTTCTTATCACAACATTCAATGTATCTAAATCAATTGCTGAACCATTAACTGTGAAAAAAACATAGTTATCTTTATTAAAGTTATCCCCTTTTAATGCTCTATGTGTTGATAACTCTTCTGTTTGATTTTGAATAACTTCTTTTACATTATCAGGAATAGTTATTGTACGATAAGAAAAATCTGTTTTAGGAGTAGTTTTTATTTTTAAAGCTCTATCGTATGTACCAGAAATTGTTACAGTTCCATTTTCTAAATCAACATCGCTAAATGTTAAAGCGGCCGCTTCACCATAACGAACACCAGTAAAAGCCATAAATTCCACAAAGTTAGCAATATGCGATAATCTCCAGCTTGCTCTTAGTGCCTTTATTAGCTTTTTAATTTCGTCTAGTTCTAAATAATTTTCACGTTTTCCTTGAACCTCTTCAAAAGTTTTAATTTTTTTAGGAGCTTTGACATATTTTGCTTCATTACGCTCAATATATCCCATTCTGACCCCAAACTCGAGAATTGAAAAAAAACGTTTTTTATATCCGTTATAATATGAATAGGCATATCCTTCGTCCATCATTTCGTTTACAAGGTCTTGTATTAAGCGTCTATCAATATTTTTAGCCAGGACGTCTTTACTTATTGATTCTTTAATTCTCTTATCTAGTGCGACTGTTCCACGAAGTGAAGAAGCTTTTACAGTTGGTGACCAGTTTTTGAAATACTCATCATAAAGTTCATGAAAGGTTATTTTACTTCCCTCTTTATGAGAGATAAGTTTATTTACTTTATCCGCAAGAATTCTTGTAGCTTGCTTCTGAGCTTGCTTTGATTTACTTGTCAGAGTTACTGTAACGGTTCTAGTTTTTTCAGTGTATGGATCAATGTATCTTTCAAAATAACGATACTTGCCATCTCTTTCCTGAAACCACATATTTGATACCTCATTTCTAAAAAATATGATAAAATGAGTATAAGAAAAAGTCATCACTAAAGATGCTTATTCTATACCGATTTAAGCCCTCCTCCTCGACCAAAACTTGGAGGGCTTTTTTTAGTTCATGAATTGTTCTTTTTTCTTGTCAAATTCTTCCTGAGTTAGTACACCAGCATCTAAAAGAGATTTTAATTTGATTAAGTTATCTAATTTATCTCCAGTTAAACCATCTACAGGTTTATTATTACCATCTATAATAGATTGGATTTTATGGAAAAGGGAATCACTAAATGGCATTACGATAGTGTCGGCAAAAGGAGCATCTCTTGTAATAATCAATGTTCTAGTAACTTCTTGTGATGATATAGAGGTAGTATTTTCTTTACCAGTTTTTTTCTTTTTAGCAGTCGCAGCTCCTATTACAGTTCCTACGCCTGGAAGTAAGACAGTACCAACTACCGCTCTTCCAAGAACACCTTTTCTTTTTTCTTTGCCTTTAGATTTTGTTTGGGTTTTCGTAATATCTTGGACTTGCTCGTCCATTCTTATAGATTTCAAAGTATCATACTTAACCGCATATGATTTTCCAATAGCTGAAGGTTTAAGTACAATGATTTGTTGTTCATCACTATAATCAGAACCGCCTGCTGTCCCAGTTTTAGAAAGTGATTTAACAAGCATATCATTTTCTGCAAAGTAAGCATTTTTTTCAGCTTGAGCCTGCTTCATGTCATCAATCTTGTTATTGATTCCATCTCCAAGTTTATCTAAAAATCCCATTAGTTCCTCCTGCCTAGCTTTTAACGAGGTTCAGGTCTTGCTCGTAGTTTAATTTATGCTACGCCTAGTAGTTCTTGAAATTCTCTCTCAGCTAAGTCATAAAAAGAGTGGTTAAGATGATAGGCTTCTAAAAAATTATAAATATTAATTGACTCAATAATATCAAAATAACTAATATAATCAACAGCAAATTTGTGTATTTGCTCTTTTTTTATTTTTATATTAAGTTCATCCACAAAAATTTCATTTATCGCTTCATACATTTCATTAAATTCTTTTGAAATAATCGAATAAGCAAAATCATACGGACAGCCAGTTATTTCAATGAATAAATTAAAGTGTGAATAATCTCCACCTTGTTTCTCGAACATATCCCAAAGAAGGAGTATTGCTTCTCGATGGGCTCGACTTTCGCTGGGGCTTGTTGTATCACAATCTCCACCTCTGTAATCATCATGGTTAAGTATATGTGATAATTCATGAGCATGATCAAAAGGTCGTGCGTTTTTTTCGTATCCACCTAGACCAAGCAAAGGTGCAACCCAAGCGACTTGATTATTCCAATCCCCCAATCGGTAATCAATATGCTGATTCTCAATTTCACAAATCAGTAAGCTATTTAGTTCCTGTTCATCCATAGCTCACCTCTTATTTATTATTATCTATATCTTTAGCTTTTTTAGTAATTTCATCCCAACGGTCAGCAAACACAAGGCGAATCATCGCTTTATCTTTTTCTGTCAGTGGACGTCCACCAGAAGAAACTAATTTATCCCAGACAGCATCATCATCAGTGTTGGCAAGTTCAGATAGGTCTATTGGTTCATTGTTAGAGCTTATCTTATCTGTTTTTCTCTCAACAAGGTCTGACTTTTCAATTCCAAAATAATTTGCCATCATTTCAATTTTATCAATACGAGGATAACTTCTGCCTTGAATCCAGTTTCTAATAGTTGTGTAATTTATTCCAAGGTCTTCGGCAAGTTTAACTGAGTTTATTCCTTTTTTATCTAAATAATATTGAATATTCTCCGCCATTACCATAAGATTTCCTAAGTCTGAAGGCATATATTTTCTCCTTAATAGTGTTTAAATGTATTTTACACTTTAATTGTAATTTTTTCAAGCGTTTTTGTAGATAAATACAAATAAATAGTAATTATTTAATAAAAAGTAGTAAAAAAAAACTACTTTTCTCTTGACAACTACATTTTAATGCTATATAATTAACTCATAAATAAAAAAAGAGAGGAGAAGCGATATGCCAGAGACTTACACCTTAAAGCAATTGCGAGGGGTTAATGGAATGACTCAAGATGAGGTAGCTGAAAAACTAGAGGTCTCAAAGTTTACGTGGGCAAATTGGGAGTCAGGAAAAACTGCTCCAGATTTTTGGCAATTACAAAAAATAAAAATACTATTTAATGTCGCTATTGACGACATTAAATTTTTACCAAAAACTAGCGTTTAAAACTATATTTTTGATATTTTATAGTATTTAAAACATATTTACGAAAGGAATAGTAATGAATCAAATTATCAAAATTAAACAAAACAAAAATAATGAACAAGTTGTCAGTGCAAGAGAATTGCATAAAATTCTCGGAGTAAAAACAAGGTTTGCTGAATGGTGGACTCAAAATTCAAAACTTCTTATCGAACATGAAGATTTTGAGGGTGTAGTTATAACTGCACCCTATAACCCAAAGTTTCCAGATAAAGTTCAACAACTTCAAGACTATGCAGTTACTGCAGATAACGCAAAACATCTAGCCATGCAAAGCCAAACTAAAAAAAGTCGTGAGATTAGAGATTACTTTATCCAAGTTGAAAAAGATTTTAAAAATCAACTGGCAGCTCCAAAAACACAACGGGAACTTGTTCAATTAGCATTATCTGCTAATGAAGAAACAAACCAACGAATAGATGTAGTTGAAACTAAGATTCAAGAAATTGAAGAAAATAAATTGATTACAACTGAGGATAAAGGAACTATTGATTCTCACGTTCGCAAAAAAGTAGCAAGTATTTGTCGAGAGCAACGCCTTGACCAACAAGCGAAAAGTTTACTTTTTCAGGATTTAGGCTCAAGCATTAAGCGTTTATTCAATGTCCCTAATCGAGGGCGAATTAAAGACAAAGATTTCTTGAAAGCTCTTGATTTTGTTGATACATGGGAACCGTCATCTGTAACGAAAGCGCAAATTCATCAACTTAGCTTATTTGACGAAACGGCTTAGAAAGGAGTGGAGATGGCAGAAACAATTCCAATTGCAAAAGTAAGAGTTGTAGAAATTCAATCAGAACCATATTTAACTGATTCTGGTTTAACCTTACATTATTTTGGCTCAGAACTTGAAATGATGGATTCTAAGGAAATGAAAGATAAAGCTTTTAAAAAATATCGTCGCCGTATCCAAGAAAATGTTCTTGAATTTGATGAGGAAACAAATGGAGAATTTACACGATATTTTGATGGTAGGGCAACAAATTTATTAGCATTTGATGCTTTCGGAGCATATCAAAGTTATCTTAGAATCTATAAAAAGTTCTCAAATAAGCCTTATAGCTTTAAAGATTTTATTGCTGATAAAAAAATTAATCTTAAAGGAGGATTTTGATGATTTATATCATTGACCCAGAAACTTATGAGATTTACGCAAAATTTCAAACTAAAAATATTAGAGCTGTTAAATTGATTGCAAAACGCCTAAATGCAGTTATTCGTTAGATAGGAGAAAAAATGTTCGGATTTAAAACAAAAGAAGAAATTGCGATTCTTGCTGACCATAATAATACGGTTAGAGATATTAAAGAGATGATGGCATTGATTGACCAAATGTCAACTACAATCGCAACACAAGCTCAAATGATTGGTACAAGAGATCAATTGCTCGATGAAGCATATTTAAAACTTGAATCAGCCGAAACAGAATTAATTATTCGTCGCAAAAATGATGAATTTCGTCAAAAGTTAACTGTAGCAAAATAAAAAAGCCCGCACTAGGAATGCGGACTAAGACGTGATACGTCTACAAAATTTTATATCTAGATTATATCACGTTTCAACAAAAATAAGAAACGGAGAATTTAAAAATGGCAAATGAATTAGGAATCTTTAGTGTTGATAATTTAAATATGACCACAATTAAGAAATATTTAGATGGTGGTGGCAAAGCAAGTGATGAGGAACTTGTTTTACTTATTAATCTTTGCAAACAAAACAACATGAATCCATTTATGAAAGAAGTTTATTTCATCAAATATGGTAATCAACCAGCTCAAATCGTTGTATCTCGTGACTTTTATCGAAAACGTGCATTTCAAAATCCTAATTTTGTGGGTATTGAAGTTGGAGTGATTGTGCTTAACAAAGATGGAGTTCTTGAACACAACGAAGGAACATTCAAAACTCATGAACAAGAATTAGTTGGTGCATGGGCTAGAGTTCATTTAAAAAACACAGAAATCCCAGTATATGTTGCGGTATCTTATGATGAATACGTTCAAATGAAAGATGGACACCCTAATAAGATGTGGACTAATAAACCATGTACAATGCTTGGAAAAGTAGCTGAAAGCCAAGCGCTGAGAATGGCTTTTCCTGCTGAGTTTTCAGGAACTTATGGAGAAGAAGAATATCCTGAGCCAGAAAAAGAACCTCGCGAAGTGAACGGAGTAAAAGAACCTGACCGTGCCCAAATCGAGTCTTTTGATAAAGAGGACTACGCAGCAAGGAAGATTGAAGAGTTGAGAGAAAAAGTTCAACCTCAAAAAGAAGTTGTTGAAGAAACTGGCGAAGTTATTGATGCAGAGCCTTTGGAGGGATTCTAAAATGAGGGAAGTTATTGAAAACGAAGAAGTAAAAGATATCGAGATTGAGTTTAAGCCAGCTGTTATAAATATTCTTGAAGAAGAAAAATTCAAAGAATCTATTAATCAAGTCGTTGCAGAATATACAGGTCACGTTCCAAGTGTAGAAAATTTAACGGTTGATAGAAAAACTCGGGCGAGCTTGAATAAACTAATTACTAAGATTGAAACAAGACGTAAAGAGATTAAAAAATCAATTAATGTCCCTTACGCAGAGTTTGAAGGTTGGTACAAAAAAGCGATTGCTCCAATGGAAAAAGTCATTGAAACGATTGATGCAGGAATCAAAAAAATTGAAGTCGAGCAAAAAGAAGTAAGAAAAAAAGTTGTTCATGAATTGTTGGTTGAACTGACAACAGATACAGAAGTAGATTCACGAATCTTTGAAAACTTCGTTGATGATTGGGCCAAATCTTCAAATTTCAATGACACTAAACCTAAAAAGCAGCTTATTGACTCTATTACTTATGTTATTGATGGCGAAAAGCAAAAGATTGCTGAATACAAATCTGCAAAACAAAGTATTTCAGACTTTTGTTTCGGAAATAATATAACTAGTACACCGTATATTCGAATGCTTGATAGCGGAAAAACTGTCAGTGAAATAATGTCAGTAATTACCGAAGATGTTCTTTTTGAAAAGCAACGTAAAGAAGCTGAGGAAAAGCGAAAAGAAGCAGAAAAACAAAGACAAGCTGAACTTGAGAAGCAGCAACAAGAATATGAAACAAGAAAGCTTGAAAAATCGTTTAATACTCTACCCTCTCATGTTGGCGAAGAAAACGCAAGAGCGCTATCTCAACCAGAAGTAGTTGAACATTTTAAAGAAGTATTTGATGAAAAAGCTACTCAATCGCAACCAGAAAACCTTTTTCATGCGGTAATTCGAGTAGAATTTGATATTAAATTTGCTGATATTGAATCCAAAGATGAATGGAAAAAAGAAATTGAAGCATCTGGTGGGCAAATTATTGAAGTCCCAGTATGGGAAAAAATCAAAAATAAATAATAAATAATATATGAGCAGAGCTGGAATCCTCAAAAATCCTATGCAGCTAGAATTAGAAATAATTCAACTTTAAGCAAGACTACCTTGGGCGGTAGTACTCGTATTTAGTCAGCCTGAGCAAGCTTTCAACTGCTCCCGCTTTTGCGGTAGGAGGTAGGTATGGTTTATTATAAATCTGAAATTTATAAAATTATGGAAGAAGAAGGCTGTGATTTCGATACAGCTGCTGATATATTTTACGAAAGAGGCTGATTGAAATAATTACAACAGAAAGGAGAGGATGTGGCAGATAAAAGATATTACTGGTTCAAAATGGAACAAAGTTTTTTTGAACAGAAAGAAATCAAATATCTTAGAAGACTTCCTGGCGGTGATACTTACACGATTATATATTTAAAACTCATTTTGAAAAGCTTAGAAAATGATGGAAAAATATATTACGAAAATATCGGTGACGATTATTCTCAAGAATGGGCTTTAGAAATCGAAGAAGATGAAAAAGCGGTCAGTTTTTTAGTAGCATTTTTAATTAATAAAGGTTTAATGATTGATTGTGGTTTTGATGAATTTGAAATTACTAAAACAAAATCATTGGTCGGTTCTGAAACAGCATCAGCAGAGCGCAAACGCAGACAGCGAGAGCGTGAAAGGGAACTTTTACAATTTAATGATGTGACCGATTCACAAAAAAACGTGACATTGTCACAGGTGGGTCACATAGAGTCAGAGATAGAGATAGAGAAAGAGATAGATAAAGAAGCAGAAGCAAGCACAGCTACTTCAACAAATTCTGATTTTCAAAACTTAATTGAACTTTATCAAGCAAACTTTGGAATAGTAAAACCAATTCTTTATGATGACTTGAAAGCTGATTTAGAAGATTATGGTCTTGAGTTAATCATTGAAGCTGTCAAACGAGCGATAAAAAGACAACGTGAGTACGCCTATGCACAAGGCATTCTAAAATCTTGGAATCGTTCAGGAATAAAAAACTCTTGAGCAAGCAAAAGCTGAGGAAGTGAGCTTTCAAAATAAATCTCAAAACAATCAGAATAAATTTCAGCAGCAAAAACCCACTAAATCAACTAAGGGGCTTCCTGAATGGGGAGATGAGTATAAGCTCATTAAAGCTGGTATCGATACAACTGGAATGAAACAAAACGAAATGTACAAACTAGCTGGAGAAATGGGGTTGCATAATGAATGACCTCAGAAAGTATTATCTTGAATTAGCTAGTCGAGTTTGTGACGGAATTACTCCGGGACACCTTGATGAATGGCTTAAATGGGCTAAAGCAAACGGGATATTATTAAGCCCATGGTTGTTTATTTCATCAAAGACAGGTTTGAGTGTTGCAGAAGTATCAGAACGTATCTCGCCTTGGCACATGGAACACGGAAAACGTGTTGAGGATGAGTACGAAAAAGTAAAAATCGTTTAAAAAGGTCAATATATGAAATTTGAATTTAACTTTCTCAGAAAAGAAATGATAAATGAGAATGATAACAAAGGAACAACTTATGGTTCAAGAATTGCAGCCAATAATACTAAACAGCGTTTAAGACGGATTGCGTGTCGGACAGCTCATGAATGGCTAGACCAATCAGAAGAAGTATTTGAGCAATTCCATGAGAAGCACCGTTGCGATGTGTTCGTAGTAATTTATCCACCTAAACGCTTTAAATATGATCCACCAAATTATGAACCAACTTCTAAGGCATTAATTGATGGACTGACAGATGCTGGAATTTGGAATGACGATAATTACAACGTTATTCGCAGAACAAGCTTTGAGCATGGCGGGCTTTCTGGAGATACAAAGATGTGGAAAGTTGAGTTAGTAGTTAAAGAACTGACAGAATAGTATTAAATCATGAAAATTACGGTTACATTGAGCGCTTAAGCTATTTCGTGGATAATTTACCACGAATAAGCTAAAAGCGCTTAGAAAGGATTTAATAGGCATAAATGAAAGCATTAGAATTTTGGAATTTAATTGATAAATATCTCAAAGAGAACAATATGAGCTTGACTAAATTAAACAATGAATTATGTTTTAGACCAGGATATTTAAAGGTTAGAAAAGACAGGCATAAAATTCCATCAGCAATTAAAATGGTTAAGCTCAAAAATATTCTTAGTGATGATGTCTTATACGAATTAATTACAACTTTCTGTGTACTCCCAACAAGTTTGCATGATATTAGAGAAGTTGATGATTTTATCTTATCACTCGAAATATCGAAAGAGATGAGAGAAAAACAACGAATGAGACGCAAATTACAAAGAACAACTAATTAAAGGATAAACAATGAATAAAAAATTAATCACAACAGCAGTAGTCGCAGCAGGAATCTTTGGTTCAGCAACTTTTGGGGCTTATGCAGCTAATGCGTGGGCAGGACATCAAAATATGGTCGCTGTGCAACAGAATATCTCTATCTTGAAACAACGCTTGCTAGACCGAAACGAACAGCTTAAACAGGCTAATAATAGCTCACAGCAATACGCAGACCAACTTAATCAATTGAACAATCAAATTAACCAGTTGAAAGACCAAATCAATCAAGACAACTCAAACTTGCAAAATCAAGCTGCTAATTATCAAAATCAACTGAACGCACTCAATCAGCAAAAAGAAGAAGTCGCTAGACAATTGAATCAAGCTAACCAAGATAAAGCGAGCATGGCGCAACAAGTCAGCGATTTGAACTCAAAGCTAACTGCAGCTCAACAAAAGAATGACGAGCTATCTCAGGCGGTTACTGATGCACAACAGACTAAAGATTTATCAGACGATGCTGTCAACGCTACGAAGTGAGGAATGAGATGGAAGTATATATTGTAACCCAGTCATGGGGGATTTATTCTGACTACACAGAAGTAGTTCTTGGAGTAGTTTCAAGCATGGAAAAGGCAAAAGAGCTATCGCTGAACGCTGAACCGGTCAGTTGGGAAGATAGTACTGTAGAAGTTGAGTGTTTTGAACTTGACGGAGAACGAAAATCATTTTCAAAAGCGGAACGAGAAGCATATAAATCAAATGATGATTTCTCTAGCAAAGACCGTATTATTTTGAACGAGCTAGATGAAGCTGGGATATAAGGAGCAGTTAGATGATACCAAAATTAAGAGCTTGGGATAAACAAGATGAGCGTATGAGTTATGGAGAGGTTGAATATTTTGATGATATGATTGGATATCGTTTTGACCATTTCTGTACTGGCGCTGATGAAGATGTTGAATTCATGCAGTCAACAGGATTAAAAGATAAAAATAGCGTTGAAATTTATGAAGGAGATATAGTTAAAGTTACGGATATGTACGGACGTACAGATTTCTGTGATGGCGGTGTAGGTAGTATAACTGGATTACATGAAGTGCTTATGTGGTATATCGATGGAGAAGTTCAAAATAGCATGTATGATATTAATCTGTCTTACTACATCAAAGTCATCGGAAATATCTATGAGAACCCTGAATTATTGGAAGGAGCAGCTAGATGAAACTAAGCGAGATTGAAGAAGTAGGTTATTTGCTTACTGCTTATGACGAAGAAGATGTTTATGAGGACGGCGATATCAATTATGATGTTTACGAATTTCATAGAGATAATTATACTCAAAACGATTTGAATAAGTGTGGACTTACTCAATGGGATTTCTGTGATTGCCAAGCTATTTACACAGCAGACCAAATGCAAGAATTCGCAAAAGAATGCGTTAGAGAAGCAATAATCTTAAATAGCGGTGGTGCTGTTTCTGACGACATGATTAAACGAGCTATTGATTCAGTATTTACGGAGGACACAAAAAATGACTAAGTTTGAATTACCTGAAAAACCAAAGAAAACGAATACTTCAGAAGACTTTAATAACTTGAGAAAAGCCGTTGATGAGCTGGATAAGTTCGATTATACATGGAAAACGTATGCTAATAAAGCTGACCGCAGAATAAATGCTGCAAACAAGTATATTGAAGAATTAGAACGAGAAAATCAAAGTTTGAAAGCCGATTATAATAATCAAGCTGAAAGCATACTATTAATGCTTGAGGAAATATCCACTCTCAAATCCCAACTCCAACAGCAAGCCCTGCCAGTCGTGCCTGAGTGTGTGGCGGAATTTATTGAAAGCTATAAAGACCGAAGAACTATTTACGGTGTTTTTGATAAAATTTCAAAAAATCGAAAAACATATCCTAAATTATATGAATGGGTATTTGAAGATGAAAATAGCCAAGCAACTTTCGCTCTAGCATTTATCACTGGCAAGTATGAAGTCGAAAAACCGCAGCTGTTCTATATTGAATTACCAAACGTTTATGGACTGAAAAATAAAGTATTAGTTTCAAAAGTCGAAAACGGAACAATTGCAGAATTTTCAAATAGAAAAAATTACGCTTTAAAATTTACCGAACAAGAAATCAAGTCAATTGATGAGCGTTACTGGCAGTTTGCTGTGCCTGTGGAGGACGGAGAATGAGCGAAAGAACTTATAAGAATTTTTTAAAAAGGTTAGAAATTGTTTATGATTTATCAAATAAGAGAGTAAATAATCGAGATATAAACGCATTAGATAAAGATGATCTAATTTATATACTCCGTTGTCGCTCGTATATAGCCAATTGCTACATGAAAATGGCAATCATAAATCATTATCAAGGCGCTGAGGGCTTTTATATCGTTGACAAGCGTGAGAAATAAATGGATAACATAACATCGTATACAATATTTGCGGTTGCAATCATAGCAGAAATCGTAATCTGGCACTGGATTAACAAGAAATATGGAGATGAAAAATGAAAAATTTAACAGTAGCACAAATGATTGAAGAACTTAAAAAAATGCCACAAGATGCATTAGTTGTGGTTTCAGGAGAAGATTCTTCTTGGGGAATCTGCCAAGCGGTTCATACTGACGACATTGTGGACCTAGTTTTGAATGAGGAACTTTGAAATGACTGAAATAGAAAAAGTTACGAATAACCAAGCAAAAGCACGGTCAATTTATAACAGTTTAATCAAGGACAACATATTTTATACAGGAATATCAAAAAATCTTGCAATTGCTTTAATTGAGCTTGGTATTGATTCTTCCACCACTGACAAACTTTCGGTTGAAAAACTACAATCAGACAACGAAACTCTGAAAAAGGCACTGACAGAAATTAGAGAAAATATCGAAGAGCATAATCAAATTTATGATTTGAGTACAGATACTGCATTACTTTTAGAAGGAATTGATGGACTAGCATTTGAAGCACTCGCAGCGCTAGAAGGGAGAGAGGATGAATAATGAACTACTAGCAATTGGAATAGAAGAACTCCTCAAACGTACTACTGAGATTTTAAACAATCAAAAATTAATAATGGACAAATTAGATAGAAAAAAAGAAGACTAATTTGTCTTCTTGATAGAATATATTTATTTATTTATGAAATTAAGAGCTTCATCTGCATCATAATCAGCAGCAATGAAGGTAGCAGCTGCAAGTAGGAAAGCTTTTAAATCAGCTAGGTCTTTGTCAGTATGTTTTCTAACATAATGTGTTTCATCATTACCTAGCCAAGCTGTTGCTTTTGCTAAGGTTTGTATTTTAGGAAAATCACCAAGTTTTTCAGAAATAATATTACCTAAGGTACCTTTTTTAATTGCTTCTTCATCATCTGGGAATTTTTTGATGACATAGTCTTTTATTAAAAATTCGGCAGCTTTACGATATGCTACTCCGCAGATATCTATTAAGTTGTATGCTTCTGCTGTCTGTGATTGTTTGTAAATTTTAACAAAGTCAGCTGAAACTTTTTCAATATTATTTGGTAGATTCGTAATAACATTTTTTGTATAAGAGTAATTTACTAGTTCCGCTGTTTTGTGACTAGTACTGACATTAATATATTCGTACACAGAATATTGCTCGCAGCTAGGACATAAAAAAGTAGCAGCAACAGATTTATCAGTTTGGTAATTATAACTTGTAGATGATTTGGCAATAAATCCAACTTCCTTGTGGCAATGAATACAGGTTTTCGGAACGTCTAGGTTTAAAGTTACGGACGAGTTGTATCCTGTACTGAAAGAAATGGCTTGTTTCATACATAATTCTCCTGTTTCTTTTAATTGTATCAAAAATCATGAAAAACAACAGCGACAAATAAAAATTTGAATAAGGAAAAAATATGACAGACAAAATACTAACGCTGATCATCAAAGTGTGTGATTGGATAGCTGGAAAAGATAAACGAATTACACGTTCAGACCTTGACGAGTCTAGTGGTAGCCACGAAAAATGGCTTGATAAACATATGGATTGAGGTGGAGATGAAAAAATTTGAGTTATATAGTGCTGAATTTATGAACAAATGCGGAAAACCTAGGGTCGTAATGAATATAATTGAAGCTAATAATTATGCTGAAGTAATCCAAGAACTCGAAAGCAACGCAGGTTGGTATACTGCTGACAATGGAGCTTTCAAAGTTGCCTATATCGAGGAGGTTGTGGAATGATGTTTGAAACAGTGAAATATTATGGAGAAGGAATTAGCGGTAATGTTGTTAAGCGGGAAACCCCTTATGGATTCTCACGAATGAAACATAAAAAACATACTAAAAAAACAGTTTCTCAACCGTTGACTCTTGAAGACTTTAAATTGATGGGGGAAATAGCTGGTAAATTAGCAAAATCTTTTGTTGAAGGATACACGGAGGGAATTAAGTGACAAATAAAAACGAAAATGGGAAGTTAATTAATTTTCTAATACAAATACTTACAGGAATAATCTTAATCGGAATTTGTGTAATTATTACTGGGCTGATACTTCGAGTTGTTAGTTTTATATGGTTCGGATATTAAATACAAAAAAAGCCCGAATTGACCAAATTCGAGCTTCGCATGTAAAAAATAACACTTTTTCATTTTATTTTGTGGTCACACGTATTATATCATACTGAGCTAGGAACTCGCTAAACTCAACTGGAGGGAAAATGGAAATCTATTTCAAAACTGAAGAGAACACTGTTCTCTTTTCGACTAATAGAAAGCAAATAGTTGAACTTCGAGGGTTAACTGTAGATGAAGTCGAAAAAACAATAAAGTTCTACAATGATTTAAAAGCTGCAAAAGAATAGAAAAAAAGCCCACGGCAGTGGGCTTCGGCAAGAAGTTTTCTAACTTAATTATACCACAAAAGGAGAATTTGATGAATGGCAGATAAGTTAGATAGAATTATTGGAGATTACTTGACAGGGAAGTTAGCAGCAAATATCAAAGCTAGAGAACTTGATTTAAGGGCTAGAAAACCTACAGATAATCTTGGAATTAGAACACAATCACTTGGAATAGCACCGCAGGAGTCGGAATTTTTAAGAGTTGAGGAAGATGAACTCAATGGCATTCTCGGAAAAATGAAAAGGCAAAAAGAAATCCTTGATATGTTCTGGGATGTCGAATGTAGTGAGACAAAAAAAGCTTTACTACTCCATTATCAGCAAAGAATGACATGGTACGGAGTAGCTCAAGAGATGTTTGTAGGTGTTACTACATTATGGCGCTGGAACAAATCTTTTAAAGAAATGATTAGACCTTATTTATAAGTGGTGAAATCGTGAAATGTTTTTGAATGATTCGTTGAATTTTACCCCGTGTTTTAAGTGGTATACTTATATCATGGTTTAAGACGACGAGCCAATACTCATAATTCTCCAAGTGATAAAAACTGCTAGAAATAGCGGTTTTTTTTGTGTAGATTTTTAGAAAGGGGGAGAAATGGCAAAAGCTAAATATGAAGAATGGATTTTAGAAGAAGGTTTACTCAAGATTCAAGGTTGGGCAAGAGACGGCTTAACAGAGGAGCAAATCGCTCATAATATGGGGATTGCCGTTTCAACTCTGGGTAATTGGAAAAAAAGTCATCTGGAGATTTTGGAGGCCCTAAAAAAGGGTAAAGAAGTTGTTGACATTCAAGTTGAAAATGCTTTGCTTAAACGTGCTTTAGGTTATGAATTTGTTGAAGTAACTAAAGAACGGATGTCATCAGAAGCTCAAAAGAAAAGGCATGATGGGCAAAGTAAGCTTACCGAAAAACAATGGGTGACTTGTATCGATTATTTTGATTCTGTTTGTTGTTATTGTGGAAAATCAGGAAAACTGACTAAAGACCACTTGCAGCCGCTCAAGCAAAAAGGTGAGTTAGAAATCGCTAATGTTGTGCCAGCTTGTGCTTCTTGCAACTCTTCTAAAAAAGATAATCAGTGGCTTTCGTGGTTTCAAAAGCAAGAATTTTATACCCAAGATAAAGCTAAACTTATTCAAAAGTGGATAACTTTTTCGTTAAGTATAAAGGAACTTTTTGAAGAAGAACCTTCTGAAAGTGAAATGGTTATCTCAAAAGAAGTTACTAAGCAGGTTGCACCAGATACAACCGCGGCTATTTTCTGGCTTAAAAATCGTAAGCCGAATGAATGGCGAGATAAACGAGAAACACAAATTTCTGGTGATATTGGGGTTCGTAATCCTATGCAAAACCTAACAGAAGAGGAACTTCGGAGGTTAGCAAATGGCATTGATGGAACATGATATGAACAAAATTCGTGAGGAGGCCCTAAAAGAGCTTGCTAGAAGAAATTATATTGATTATTTCTACTATGCTAATAATTGTACTTTTGAGCCGTTGAGACATCAAAGGTATATTGCTCCTTATTTGCAACGGATATCAGAAGGTGAACGTCTTTTTATTATCGTTGAATTACCACCTCAACACGGGAAATCAACATTTATTACAGAGTCTTTTCCCTCATATTATTTGATGAAGAATCCAGATAAACTTGCAATGGTTGTTTCTTACTCAGAAGAACTTTATAAAAAGTTTGGTAGAAAAAACCGAGAAAAGTTTAGAACTTTTAGTAAGGAGTTATTTAATTTAGAAATTAGTTCTGATACTGCTAGTGTTTCAGAGTGGGGAATTGATAAACATTTAGGGCAGCTTTATAGCACATCAATTTTAGGTGGAGCTACAGGTCGTGGTTCAAATTTACTTATTATAGATGACCCTATAAAAAATAGGGCTGAGGCAGAATCTAAAACTATTCGTGACAAAATATATAGCGAATGGCAAGATACCTTTTACTCCCGTTTATCTGCTGATGGTTCTGTCATTGTTATCATGACTAGATGGCATGAGGATGATTTAGCAGGAAGACTTCTTAAAGAAAATAAATTGCCATGGATTGAAATAAAAATACCAGCAGTTGCAGAAGAAAATGACTTATTAAATCGTGAAATTGGTGAATCTCTTGCTCCTGAAATTGGAAAAGATGAAGAATGGGCAAGACAAACTAAAGAAGTAACAGGCTCTCGTGGTTGGGCTGCTTTATATCAACAAAGACCAACTCCAGCTGGCGGTGATATTTTTAAACGGTCATGGGCTAAATTTTATGTGCCTACGCTCGAAATGAAAGTTAAATTAGGACTTGGCGATGATGTAAAAGTTATGCCAAGTCATTTTGATATTCAAATGCAATCATGGGACTGTACATTCAAAGATAAAAATACATCTGACTTTGTTTCTGGTCAAGTTTGGGCGCGTGCTGGTGTAGAAAACTATTTACTAGACCGCCACCATGAGCGAATGGGGATTGTTGATACTATGAAGGCTATTGAAGTCATGACAGCCAAACATCCAGAAGCTATTGGAAAACTTATTGAGGACAAAGCCAACGGCTCAGCAGTAATTGAAATGCTACAGAAGAAAATAAAAGGTATAGTACCAGTAAATCCACAAGGTGGTAAAGAAGTAAGAGCGCAGGCAGTATCTCCTCTCTGGGAGGCAGGAAATGTTTATTTACCGCATCCACTATGGAAATCTTATAGTGATGAGATACTTGATGAGTTAACAGCTTTTCCAAATGGAGCGCATGACGATGATGTCGATAGTATGACTCAGGCACTTGTCAGATTAGATAAAAGGCCAGTGCATACAAGAAGAGAAAATAGAACAACAGCATTTTAGGGAGGTGATAAATTGACATCTAAAATTATTAGTGGTGGGAAGTCTGGTGGAATTCCCAAAGGTTTAAAGAAACAGGCTATTATGGCAGATGAAAGCAGGGTATTAGCTTCTGTTATCAAAAGTGAAGAGGGAGAACAGAGTTTTAGAAGAGATTTGACTTTAATTAGTCCTCCTTATGATATTGCTGCATTGAGAGATGTTGTTGATAATAGCAATATCCTCAACCAATGTATTGAAGCTTATGCGACTAACGTTGCTGGATTCGGTCTTGATTTGAGATACAAAATGGATGATTCCAACGAAAACGAGGAAACAAAAGCAGAGTGGGATGTCCTTACAGAATTACTCAATGAATTAAGCTTTGAACGTCCGCCTAAAGAAATTATCCAAGAAGTCATTCGTCAAGTCGAAGAATGCGGAAACGGATATTTTGAAGTAATCAGAAATGGCGTTGGCCATGTTGTGGGAATTGATTCAATCAAGCCTGAATTTATGACAGTTACCAAGCAGAATGTAGTCACTAATGACCAAGGGCAACAAATTAAGGTTAGATATTTTAATTATCGTGACAACTCAGATGATAGCTCCGTAAATTCTGGGACTTGGTTTAAGACTTATGGTGATACAACGCCACTTGATACGAATGGTTCTATTGGCAATGGAACAGCAACTGAAGTCATTCACATTAAAATCGGAGACTTCCAAAGTCCGTATGGCGTTCCAAGATGGATTGGACCGCTGATAAAAATTATTGGTAACCGTAAAGCCGATGAGCTGAATTATCGTTATTTTGTACAAGGTCGACACATTCCTCTGGCAATCATGCTTGAAAATGCTCAACTTACACAAGCAAGTGAAGCGACTTTGAAGAGCTATGCTGATTCAATTGGTGGCGAAGAAAATCAACATAAATTTATTTTGTTAGAATCTGAAAAAGTTTCGCCAGGAGAAGAAGCGGCAGGCTACGGAGAAGATAAAAGCAAGCCATCAATTAGAGTTGAGCATCTTGCTGATGTTTTACAAAAAGATGCACTTTTCCTTGAATATGATGAGAATGTCACTCAAGCTGTTTTAGGGGCGTTCAGGCTTCCTCCAATATATGTGGCAAAGACTACTGACTACAACCGAAACACTGCTGAGACTGCCAAAGAATTGACAGAGGAGCAAGTTTTTCAACCTTTACGTGAATCTTATGCTTGGAGAATTAATTCTTTATTCAAAGAATATGACCTTAAATATGTTGAAGTTTATCTTAAAGCACCAAAAATTAAAAACATGGACGATGTTACTAAGTTTATTCAAGTTGCAAATTCTGCTGGTTCCATTGCTCCAAATGATTTGCGCGGACCTCTATCTGATGTACTTGGCTTACCTTTAGAGAACTTTGAGGGTGAGGAGTATAATTTACCGGCCAAACAGTCTAACGCTCAAAACGGGCTAAATTCTGATGATGTGAACCTATCTAAAGCTTATGGCACAGAAACAGGGGCAGATATAGCGGCAGGCATCCGTCAAATAATGCGGAGGGCGCGTGATGAATGATGCGGAATTAATTCAAAAATCGTTAGAACTATCAGCAGAGGAAAAAGAAGAGCTGATTAAGCTTTTAAGGAAGGCTGGTTTTAGCTTTACAGAAACTCTTGCTGATAATATATCTGATATTGAACAGGAATTAGAAGATATACTTCAGGAAGATTATGAGCAAGTTGCGCCAATCTTGGAAGAGTTAGCTCAGAAAGATAAAAAACCAAGTCGGAAAATGATTCTAGCAGCACTTGCAGCTAGAGTTTTTATTAGTAAAATGTCCGAAAGAGTCAATCCTAAAATAAAACTTTCTTATGTAACGCTTTTTGATAAATTCAATAGCAAATACAAAGGAAATAATGAATTCAATCCTAAAAGTCGTCATTCAAAAGAAATTGATAAGTGGCTTAAAGGTTTACCAAAATTAATGGACCTAACTTCTAAAGAGAGGTTCATTTTTCTTGTTCAATCCTCGTATGACGAAGGAAAGGGCATTAAATGGCTAGAGCGTAACCTCTCTAAACTAGACGAGTTTGGACATAGTAGAGCAAGAACTACATCAATTACTGAGGTTTTGAGAATGTACTCAGGCTCTCAGTATGAAGCTATGATGTCCAATCCGAACATAGTAGGAAAGGAATGGAGGCATACTAGTGGTATAGGAGAACCAAGAATGTCACACGGACAGGCAGACGGAACAGTTGTTGCAGTTGATGATTTCTTTATTATTGATGGCGAAAGAGCGAGGTATCCAAGGGACCCTCAATTATCACCAGGTAATTCTATCAGCTGCCATTGTTTCATGAATCCTGTACTTGCTGACAAGTACACCAAAAATTAAACAGAAAGGATAAAGATGCGAAAGCTAGAAAATGTAAAAGTTACTCACGTTTCGTATGTTGATAAAGCAGCAAATAAAAAGCAATTCTTTTTGACTAAATCTGCTAGTAAACCAACTTTTGAAACGACAGTAAAACTTTTAACAAAGTCAGATGACCCTCAACAGCTAGTTTATGGAGTTGTCTATGAGCCTGATGTAGAAGATGCACACGGCGACTTTATGGACGCTGAAACAATTGAAAAAGCAGCACATGGATTCATGGAAGAATATCAAAACATTGATAAGCAACATGATTTTAAAACAAGTGCTGGAAAAGTTGTTGAAAGTTATGTTGCTCCAAGTGATATGACCGTAGGTGATACTGCTATTGCTAAAGGAACTTGGGTTCTTGTAACGAAAGCTACAGATGAACTTTGGGAATCAATCCAAAAGGGAGAATTTACAGGATACTCCCTTGCTGGAACAGCAGAGGTTGAAGAAGTCAAGAAACAGACTAAAGATCGTTATATCAGGAATGAACCTTCAAGAAATTTAATTGCTGCGATTGATGCATTTTATCAAACCGCAAATCGATTAATATGGGATGGCGATGAAGAATTACCAGATACTTACGATAGTATTATCGCTGAAGCCAATGAATTCATTGATGTGATAAACCAGTTAAAAGAAGGTAATGGAATAGTGAAATCAAAAGGACTAATTGATACGGTTAAGTCTTTTTTTAATTTAAAAAAACAGGAGGAAGTCGAAATGACTCAAGAAGAACTTAAAAAAGCTCTAGGTGAAGCTTTTGCACCAATCAATGATCGTTTGGAAGCTTTAGAAAAAGCTACAAAAGACCCTAAAGATGAAAATAAAAACAAAACAAAAGAAGACGGGGAAGAAACAGCTATTGATGCGAAAGCAGTAGCAAAAGCAGTTTCTGAAGCAATTGCTCCAATCAACGAAAAAATTGAACAGTTGGAAAAAGCGCGTGTAAGTAACAACCACGAAACTTCGTATCAAACAAACGTTGCTAAAGCAGAAGTAATTCCAAGCTATGTGGATGCTGCTTTCCCATTGGACTAATAGAAAGAGGATTAAAATATGAAAAACGAAGATTTACTCAAACAAATGGCTGCAATTACTAAAGCAGGGAACAATGTAACTTTACGTGACGACAACGCTCGTGCTTTCGTGCTTGATATGACAGGTAGCCAAGCAACGCTTGCAAAACTCCCTGTATACTTCGCTAAGTCAGGTACAGGTTCAATTGATAAACTCGGGGTAAAACGTCGTAATTTGAAAAAACATCAAGGTGTAAACACTAAGCCTGATGGTACAGACATCAAAGAAGAAGCATCAGTTGACTTCTCTTTGACTTCGCTTTATCTTGATACGTGGATTGAAAATTCAAATACATTCTATACTGCTCGTACTCGTGGGCAAGATGTTCGTCAAGCTTTACTTTCTCTCATGCAAGGCCAGTTCGGTGCAGACTTACAAGACCTTGCCTTTAACGGAGATGAGGGTAGCTCTGATGTATTCCTCAAATTGAATGATGGATTCATTAAGATGGCAAAAGCTGATGCTTCTGTTAAATTGGACGGAACTAAACTTCCAACTATTCAAGAACTTACAACTGGTGTTGTAGGTAAAGTTGAATCTAAGTATTTGAACAGCTCGTTCAAATGGTTCATGTCCCCAGCTACTGCTTCACATTATGTGGCAGAAATTCAAAATCGCGAAACTGTTTTAGGCGATTCAGCAATTGTCAATGGTACTCTTACAAACATTGCAGGTTATGGTGTTGAAGTTGTTGACTCAATGGAAAATGATGTTGTAATCTTCACACCATTTGAAAACTTGACCCAAGTTATTGGATTGAATGTGACTTTAACTACTGCTGCACAAGATTCAACTGCAGTTGCTAAACAAGCTACTTATCACTTCATGTTGACAGATATCGACTTTGTTATCCGTGAAAATAAAATGGTTGGTATTGTTACGGTGACACCCTGATGCTCCCCAAGAACCAACTGGGGTAACGTTGGATAAGACAACAATAAGTTTAGTTGTTGGGGGTACTGAAACACTGACAGCTACTGTCCTACCAGAAGATGCTGATGATAAAACAGTAACCTTTACTTCTAGTGACCCTACAATTGCTACTGTCACTCCTAAACAAGGTAGTGTAGTAGGTAAAGCTGCAGGCACAACAAAAATTACTGGGACAACAGCTAACGGATTAACCGTTACATGCGATGTTACCGTAACTGCTGAATAATTCTAATAAAAGGAGTGGTTTGTGCCACTCTTTTTTTGGAAAGGAGGTCAAATGGAATATGTAGACAAAAGTTATTATGATGAAACTTATGATGGAGAATTACTAACAGATGATGGATTTTCAAAATTTAATAAACGCTCTCAGGATATCATTGATTCTTTGACGAGTTATCAAATACCTCAAATTGGATTTGATAACTTAAAAACAAATGTCCAAGAGTTAATTAAAAAGGCTGTTTGTGCTCAAATTGAATACTTCAAAGTTGAAGGTATTGAATCAAATATAAACGGCGTCAGTTCATCATCTCAAAGTGTTTCTATTTCTGGGTTTAGTTATTCTTCAAGCCAACCTTCTTCAAGTAGGCAAACAAATAGAGTATCTCCTAGTACATTAATGTATCTGGAGGGAACGGGTCTTTTAGTCAAGAAGGAGGTAAAAATAAGTGTTATTTGAACCAATCCCGAAAAGGCTGCTAATTCATGAAGTAACCTACACAGAACCGCCAAACGGTGGCGATGGTTCTATGGGAGGTGGCTCTAAGCCTAAAAGCACAGTAATTAAGAATGTACGATTTACTCCAACTCGAAAGAAAGTGACTAAATCGGATAATACAGAAGCTTATACAAATGGCATTCTGTTTATTGATTCAGTAAACTCTAGCCCTTTCATTGAAATTAATGAGGGAGGAAAGATAACTTTTAAAAATAAAAAGTTAAATATTATTGGCTGTCTTGAAGCTTATACTGACCAAGAAACTCCTCATCATTTGGAGGTACAGTTACAATGAGTGTTAAATTTAAAGGAAACTTTAACCGAGTTGATAGAGCAATTAAAAAAGCACTCAATCCAACAAGCGTAGAGTTTGCTAAAAAAGCCAATAAGTATGTCAAAAAAGATACTGGAGCAACTGAATCGAGCGTTTGGAGCGCTAGTAATTTTGATAAAGGGCAAGTTATCTGGGATACAGATTATGCTGCTTATGCTTATTATATTGGTACCCCATCTAGGGAACATAATCCAGATGCCGAGCAGAGATGGGGAGAAGTTGCAAAGTCACGAGATATGGAAGATATTAGAAGAGTTGCTCAAAATGCTATTAAGGAGAATCTTTGATGGATATATTTTCAGTTCTTTCTAATCGTTTGCGAACTTTACAACTAGAAACGCCACGATTAACCGATAGCGGCCGCCAAATTATCCAAGAGGATAATCCTCCACAAGATAATGAACGTGACATATCGCTTCAATCTGTGGCGTCTGGACAAGGAATAAAAGACCTTTCTCTTGGTAGGGAAATGTCTTTTTTAGTCCAAGTCACAATAAAAAATACTGACCAATTGCAAGCTTACAATGATGCATGGAAGATAGCCAATGATTTTGATAGATTGCCTCGTTATGAAAATAGCGAATTAGTAACTCTTGAATCAGGAGATGGCTCTTTTTTCTTTGATTCTAGTTCAGTTTATACTCAACCAAGAAATCTTGGGAAGCAAGAACATGACGCCTATCTTTATGTTTTAACGCTTGCACTAAATATTAGAAAATAAGGAGAAAAACAAATGACTTATACAGGATTTGCTTTAAATTACCTCAATAAGTACGAAATTGGAGCAGCAGGAGCTGTTGACCCTGTCACAGGTAAAGTAACAGCACCTACTCAACTTTACGAACTAGCAGAAGGCATTCAATCTGTCGATCTAAAAAATGATGAAGATTCATCGGATTATTCTTACTACGCTGATAAAGGCGGTAAGCAAACCAATATTTCATCTGTTTCGACAAGCTATGCATTTAAAGGTCACCGTCGATATGCTGATAGTGATGCACAATCGTTTATTCGCGAACGACTTGCTAAAACAGGTCCAGACCGTGTTGTCTATTTCAGACATACAGAACCAGATGGGCGAATTCTTTCTGGTAATGCCACTCTTTCAGGAATCGTTCATGGTGGCGGGGATGCCGGTGAGCGCGGTAACTTTGAAGCAACTGTCACTTTCAATGGATTGCCAGATGATTCAAAAGCAACATCGGGTGAGTAATATATACAGAAAGCTAGAGGGGATTCCTTCTAGCTTTTATTTTTTAAGGAGAAAAAATGGCAAAAAAACAAAATGAAATCGTAGTTGAACTCAAGAAAAACGTCATCCCTACTCGTGTTTTTGGAATCAAGTTTGAAATTAAAATGGGAACTCGATATTTAAAAAAATATACAGAAGAGCTTCCTAAAATTAATGAGCAAATTGAGAGCAAGCGAAAAGAGGTCAAGATTTTAGAGGGTAAAAATGACCTCAAAGCATTATTTGAATTACTTGACTTCATTAAATCAAAAATTCAAGAATACACAGATTTAATTTTGGGTGATGGTGCTTTTGAAAAGCTCTATGATGTTGCAGATGAAGATTTATTTGTAGTTGAAGAAGGGATGCGACAAGTAACAGAGCAGTTTCAATTAATTCAAACAAAATCTAAAGCTCAATCATTTATTGACGGTAAAAAACGTTAAGACAGGAGGCTTTACATGGTACTTTCTCTTTCATGGAGTCAGCCAGATGTAATTGAAGCCAAGACTGCTGATTATGAAGTTGTAATGGATTTTTCACGAGTTCTGAGATTGTTTGAGCTTTATAAGCAAGATGATATTGATGTATCTGAAAAACTGTTCATTACCGTTGAAATGTTCTTTTTAGCACCTATTAATGAGATACCAGAGGAAGACTTTCAACTAATACTTGAAGGATTAACACAAAAGATAATTGGTGATAATTCTAGGGAAGAAACAGTTGAGAGAGATATGAAGGGCAATATCCTCGAAGAAGAGAAGAAATTTTATGACTTTGAGGAAGACGCTGATTATATCTTTGCTTCATTTATGCAAGATTATGGGATTGATTTAATAAAAGAGCGTGAGAAATCCAATTATTACTGGAATAAAGTTCAGTCTGGAAAGATGCCGCTCGAAAAATTTAGAAATCATACCATGAGTTGGGATAAGTTTAACGCTCTCCTAACTGGGTTATCGGAAACTTCTAAATTTAGGCGCGTGATTGAAATTCGGCAGATGGAAATTCCTGAGAATGCTACTGAAAAAGAGCGTAAAGAAATCAAAAAAGCTAAAAGTGCAGTTGCTCTGAAATCAGACCGCGAAAAAATTGAATTCGAAATGATGGATTTAAAAGAGCAACGGGAGTTCATGAGAAGAAAGGAGGAAGAATTGAATGGCCAATGATGGAGCAGTAGTAATTGACGTCTTGTTAGATAGTGCAAAGGCAATGACTGAATATAATAAGTTAGGTTCAGTTATGTCTGGCACAGGCAGCAAAATAGGCAGTGCTTTAAAAGCAGGAACCGCTGCAGCAATTGCTGGAACAGCCGCAGTTGGTGTTGCAGCTGTTGGAATTGGTAAGCAAGTTCTTGCCTCCTATGCTGATTATGAACAGTTAGTAGGTGGTGTTGATACACTTTTTGGAAATGCTTCTAAGACAGTACAAGGATTTGCTGATAATGCATATAAAACAGCAGGGCTGTCAGCTAATGCCTACATGGAAACTGTAACAGGTTTTTCAGCTTCTATGGTTGCATCTCTTAAAGGTGATACTGCAAAGGCTGCTGATTACTCTAATCAAGCAGTTGTCGATATGGCAGATAATGCCAATAAAATGGGTTCAAATATCGGTGATATTCAGAATGCTTATCAAGGTTTTGCCAAGCAGAACTATACCATGTTGGATAACTTAAAGCTCGGATATGGTGGTACTCAAGAAGAAATGAAGCGCCTCTTATCTGATGCTGAAAAATTCTCTGGACAAAAGTATGATATTTCTAGTTTTGCTGATGTAACTCAAGCCCTTCACGTTGTACAAACGCAAATGGGTATCACTGGAACGACAGCAAAAGAAGCAGCTTCAACTATCAGTGGTTCAATTGACAGTACAAAAGCCGCTTATGAAAATCTGATTACAGGTATGGGAAATAGCAATGCTAATATCAAACAATTAGTTGATAACTTAATGGGTTCTTTGACTAATGTTATTAACAATATTACTCCTATTATCGGAAATTTGATAACAGCATTGCCTCCTGTTATTACAGGTTTGCTAAGTTCAATCGCAAAGCTCCTACCAACAGTATTCTCTACAGTTTCATCACTTTTTGGAACTTTGCTGACTACAATTGTTAGCCTTTTACCAACGGTTATTCCCTCTTTTACTGCAGGAATAATTTCATTGGTAAACTCAATAATTACTGTAATACCTAGTATCATTCAAGCTGGTGTTAGTATCATTATGAGTTTAATGCAAGGTATTGTAGGAGCTACTCCTCAACTAACTTCAGCACTTGGTCAAGCGGTTCAGTCAATTATTGGTACATTAGCTCAGAGTGGACCAACTTTAATAATGCAAGGAATAGCAATGATAAATGGATTAGTAAATGGTATTTCACAGCAAATACCAACACTGATACCATTATTAACGAATGCTCTCCTTGAAATGGTAAATGCTTTTGTGACAGGATTGCCTATGTTGATTAATACAGGGCTTAATTTAGTTTTAGCAATTGTTCAAGGTGTAAGTGCTGCCTTACCGCAATTAATCGCTAACTTTCAAGCCATGATTCCTCAACTCATTAATATTTTGATGATAAACATTCCTCAAATTATTAATACAGCCGTTCAGATTATTTTAGCTTTAATAAATGGATTTGTAATCGCACTTCCTCAATTGATGCAAATGTTCACGACGTTACTACCTCAAATCATTCAGGTAATAATGACAACCTTACCTCTTTTAGTTCAAGCAGCACTTCAAATAATTATGGCGTTGGTTGAGGGAATTACAATAGCTTTACCAATTCTGGTTAATTCATTTACAACAATAATGCCAAAGCTCGTTACTATTATCATTATTAATTTGCCTATAATTATTCAAGCTGCAATTAAAATAATTCTTGCGATTGTTGATGGTATTCTCAAAGCATTGCCAACGTTAATTCCAGCAATTGTTAAGGTTATGTTGATGATTGTTAAGACAATTATTAATAATTTACCTTCAATTATTATTGCTGCTATTAAAATTCTCATCGCTTTGACTAATGGTATACTTCAATCAATTCCGAAAGTCTTAGTTGCGATTGGAAAGGTGTTAGCTGCATTGATAGGAGCTATCGCTTCATCTGTGGGTAACTTCCTCAGCAAAGGTGGACAAATCATTGGAAGCTTTGTAAAAGGTATTATTAGCGGTAAAAATCCAGTTGATGTTTTTAAGAATTTTATAAAAAATATCGCTGGGTTATTTGGACTAAATACACTTTATAAACAAGGTTCCGCAATCATTAGCGGTTTTTTTAATGGTTTGAAAGACAAATTCGAAAGTGTTAAAAAATGGGTAGGTGGTATTGGTAAATGGATTTCAGACCATAAAGGGCCTATTTCATACGATAGACGCTTACTCATTCCTCATGGTGGTTCAATCATGGAAGGCTTGGACGAGGGACTTCAAGACAAATTCAAAAAAGTTCAAGCTAACGTTTCATCTATGGCTAACAAACTCTCTGATTCATTCACAGGAGGTTTACCATCTCTTGACGCAACGCTCAGCACTACTGGTTTTAGTGCAGAGTCATATAAAGAAAAATCTAACGACGGTTCTAAAAGTGGGGAAAGAGTAGTTAATCAGTATATTACTGTTCAAGCTAAATGGAACGGTAAGGGTGATATCCAACAAACAATGGAACAAATGTACACCCGAACAATACAAGATAAGAGAGGAGGGCTTTGATGAGTACAGTATGGTCAGGAAAAGATTTAAATGACTTTGGAATGCGTCTTCTTGCCGAATTGAAGTTCGATGGTGCAGAAAGAGATATTGATGAAATTGAAATACCTGGCAGAGATGGCGTTGTCGTAAGAGATAATCAGAGATTTAACCCTGTTATTCAAAACTTCAAGTTTACAATTTCTCTTTTAAAAGGGAAAAGCAATTTAGAATCTCAGATTAAAGAAGCTCAAGCCTTTATCTCTGGGATATACAGCTTCAAAGATTTTTCTTGGGAGGGAGAACCGAATTATATATTTAAGGCAAAAGTTGATGGGAAGTCAAGCACAACTAGAAATAACCCGTGGATAGCCTCTGTTGATGTTCCTGTAAAACTCTTTCCCGTGAAGTATCTCAAGGATACTTATAGTAACGCAAGGTCGTTAATAAGCGGAAAAACTTTTCAAAGCAATGGAACGCAGAATGCTTTTCCAATCATTACTTTAACTGGTACAGGGAACGTTACTTTGACAGTAAATAGTAAGACTTTTATTCTGAAAAATGTAACCGGAGGAGTTGTGATTGATTGTGAAAATCAAGTAGTCACTGACCTAGCAAAAAAAAATAGTCAGATGGATAAAGTTTATTCTTATCCATTTCCTAATTTGAAGATTGGTTCAAATACAATCAGTTGGGACAATTCGGCCTTCACTGGAACAATCATAGAAAGGTGGTGCGAACTTGCATGACATATCCAATACTTTATAGCCCCGGACATACAGATTTTAATAATCTTGGTTTAGGGGTCATGATTGACTGTACCTCTGCATTAGTACCAGAAGAACTAAACGGAAAGTTTGAACTAGATGTTGAGTATTTAGCCAATGGGCCACTTGCCCAATACTTGGTTAATGATGCACAAATCAAAGTAGATACAGGAGACCAAACAGGGCAGCTCTTCCGAATAAAAACTGTGGGTAAAAAAATAGATGGCATTATTCCAATCCACGCGGAACATGTCAGCTATATCACGAATGACCTGCCAATTAAGCCAAGTACAACGGTCATGAATTCAGTTGCTCAGGTTGCCTTAAATAAGATGCTGAGTGCTATTGCGGATAATCATCCACTGACAGCTTACTCTGATATCACAACAATCAGTAGCGCTGAATGGAAAGTACCTGATTTTAAAACACCAAGAAATATCTTAGGTGGAGTAGAAGGTTCAATTCTTGATAATTGGGGTGGGGAATATCAGTTTAATAATTATCAAATACGATTAATGAGCCAGCGGGGGCGATATTCAAATACGATTATTGCTTATGGTCGTAATCTAACTGATTTTGAGCAAGAAGAAAGTATTTTAGAAACTTATACTTCGATTTATCCTTATGCCAATGAATCAAGTGGAAATTCTACGGTCTTACGTACATTGCCTGAGTTCTTTGTAGATAGTGAGTATGTCGATAAATATCCTAATCGACGTGTCTCAATGGTTGATTTCTCTAACAAGTTTAATGACAAAAACCCTTATTCAGAGGATAAACTTAGAAAATTGGCTCAGTCTTATGTTAAGGCAAATAAAGTCGGCGTACCCAAGGTCACAATGAAAGTCTCAACAGTTGACCTTAGCGGCTCATTGGATAATAGCTACAATGTTGCAGAAGTGGAATCTCTTCATTTAGCTGACACTGTAAAAGTTTTCTTTGAACCTTTAGGAATCACCGCAGAAGCAAAAGTTGTTGGGAGCGTTTGGAATGTTCTCCTCGAACAGTATGATAGCTATACTTTGGGAGCAAAGAAAGCAACTTTCGGTCAATGGGTTAACGACAATGTTAATGAAATAAAAAATGCTGCGGATAGCGCAAAGCAAACGGCTATCAATGCGGCTATTTCTGCCAATGGAAAGAATACCAACTATTACGGTAATTCTGAGGATGGCTTTCCTGCAAATCCAAAAGTTGGAGATTTATACTTTCAAAGAAACGGAGATAAAACAACCGTTTATCAATGGGATGGGACTTCTTGGGTAAACATCATTGATGGTAACTGGCAGTCTAACTTTGAGCAAGAGATGCAAGGTAAGTTAGATCAAGCAAAAGAAGAAAATAATGCAGCGCTGGCTGAGTTGGATAAGCAACTGTCAGATGCTCAAACCGCTATCGCCAATGTGGATGCGACCAATAAAACGCTAGTTGAAGCAGTTGACCAAGCAAATAAAGATATTCAAGCGGTGGATGATGCAGCATCTCAAGCAATGACAACTGCTTTAGATGGAAAGTCTCTAGCAGAAACAGCCAAAGCTCTAGGTCAAAATGCATTAGAACAATTTAATGCCTTATCAGTTGGTGGAAGGAATTTAGTCCTTAATTCGGCTTTAGTCGGAGATGCCAATAATGATAACGTCCCTGACTTATGGACAAAAGGAGGAGCAACAGCAACTTCTAAACTTGTCTCAATTACAGACTTGAACCAAATTGCGACTGGTGTAGAAATTACACAAACAGCACTAGGACAGTCTGGATTAAGAAGCTATAATTTCATTGAAAATATTCAACCTAACGTTTCTTATGCTCAAAGTTTCTGGATAAAAAATGTAGCTTCAGAGCCCCTAAATATGGTTGTTCAAACGGGAGAACGAAATCAAGATACGAATGCGATAACTTATACATACATTATTCAAGAAGTACCAGCTAATAGTGGTTGGGTTCGTTTATCTCGTGTCTTCACAACCAAGAACACAACAAATGGTATCTACTTTTATTTTTACACAATGACAACTACGACAAACGCTCATTATATTTTAGCAGCGCCTAAGTTGGAGCTTGGAAATGTCGTGACGGACTGGTCGGCAGCTCCTGAAGATACTCAGGTCAAGATTGAGCAATTGGAAAATGGTCTGAAAACAACGGTCAGTCAGTCGCAATATAATGCAGACCAGACCGCTATTGATTCCAAAATATCTAGTGTTACTCAAACAGCAAACTCGATTAATTCCATTGTGACTAATTTAACCAATGGAATGCCCACTGGCGCTTCGATCATTAGTCAAATTTCCGATTCTGTTTCAATCATGGTTGAAAAGAATGATGTCATCAATCAAATCAATGTTTCTACAGAAGGGATATTAATTTCAGGAAGCAAGGTCCATATCACCGGAACAACCTTAATTGATGATGCCATTATCACCACGGCTATGATTAAAGAGTTGGATGCATCGGTGATTACAACAGGAACTCTTGCAGCAAACCTGATTGTGCCAACGGCTGGCAATATGCTCATGAATAGTGAGTTTCAATCGACAACCTTCTTTGACGGGTGGAATACGAGTGGTTCAAATCCGGCTCTATTTTACGATTCAGCTTCTAAATATACTGATGCTTACGGTGGAATGTCTTATGCGGCAGGTATTAATTCAATAGGAAATGGTTCTACGACTTCCCAATGGCGACGCCTCCAACAAGATGTACGAGGGAGAGAAAATTTTCCTTACTCCGCAAGTACCATGGCAATCTCTGGTAAAAATGCGAATGGTGGATGGCTAAGATTTGTAATAAGTTTTTTAGACAGTTCTAAGGCCATTATTTCCACGATAACGAGTGATCAAGTTGTGATGGATAATAAATATCATTTATTAAAGATAGAAAACGCAATCGCTCCAACAGGAACTGCTTATGTGCGATATGAGTACCAAGCCGGAGGAGAGGTCAATGGCTATGTCACAAGAGCCATGCTTAATCGAGGGGCAAAGGCATTGCCTTACACCGCTTCAACAGGTCAAGTGATTGTCGGTTCAGACATGATTGTGGACGGTGCCATTATCGCCAAACATCTGGCAGTAGGCTCAATCACAGCTGAAAAGCTAGCAGTTGGGGCTGTCAATATGGGAAGTGCAACTGTGACTGGAACGCTTGATGCCAATCGTATCAATGTGATTAATCTTGATGCCAGTCAAATTAAGGTTGGAACGCTTGATGCCGCAACTGTTAAAATCATCAATCTTGATGCAGGAGCCATAACTACAGGAACATTGAATGTAGCTGTTCAAATCAATGCCAATAGTATTGTGGCAGGGGCGCTTAATGCCAAACTCCTTACGGGAGATACGGCGCATTTGAACTCGGTAGATACTGGGAATATCACCAATACTTATGACTATCACTTACAGATTTCATCTAAAGGATTGTTTAATAAGACAGAAAATGTGGGGCAGCTTAACCTCCACTCCACACAAAAAGGTGGAGATGATTGGGATGCGGCTTTCCCGGGTTCAATGACTTATCACTTTGAAACCTCAACGAATGGTCAAAATACGGGCTTGCGCTTCTGGAAAAACCATATTATGAGCTTGAATTCTGACCAAAACACAGGACTTTATCTCAATCCTTACGGTGGGACGCAGGTTCGGGTTACGAGTCGTACAGACGACAACACCTATTTGGCTATTAATGCAAGTGCCTTCAACGTGGCTTCTGACAGACGATTCAAATCGGATATTCAGGACTACGAAGAAGATGCACTCAGTATTGTAAATTCTTTGCGAATAAGAACCTACGAAAAATCAGGTAAGCGTGAAATTGGTGTCATAGCTGATGAAGCACCCGATAACTTACTTTTGAAAGACGAAAAAGGAGATATGCTTAGTCTTTACGATTATAGCTCAATTGCCATCAAAGCGATTCAAGAGCTGACAGAAGAAGTCAGTTCACTCAAACAACAAATGAAAGAAATGGAGAAACAAATTGCTTAAATTCAAAAATGGGGAAATCCAAAACTATGCTAACTTTTTATCAAGTTTACCGCTGAAAAATAAAGCCAGTCGTGCCCGAACGCAACTTATTTCAAAACTTGACAAGAAGTTTTCGGAATACGCAAAATTTCAACGTGAAATCATTGATAAGTATGCCGTGAAAGATGAGCAAGGGGAGCTTGAAAAAGACGAACAAGGCAACTTTCATTGGGTTAAAGAAACAATGGAAGAAGCTGTTCAAGCCATTAATGAACTCAGCCAAGAAGAAGTTTATCTCAATCTTGAAGAATATCGTCCAAATATTAAGTTTCTCACTCTTGCTCTTGAAGAGATTGATGTAGCACTCTCAGGTCAAGATGCACTCATTTATGATGGCTTGATGGAACAATTAGAAGAAGAAACCAAAGGAGAATAAAATGGCAATTCAAAACTTTAGCACTAAAACTACGCTTGACTCTCAAATCGTCTCAGGTAATCGTTCAGTCTGCAACATGTACGCGACAGTCGAATCAACTGGAGCGTTTACGATTAACTTCAATGTTATTGACTCAGAAGGTTGGTTTGAAAATGAAGCATCAAATACTGAAGATGTCAAAGCGCTTCTTGCCAATGTGCAACAAGTCGCTCACGACCAACATGAAGCAAATAAAGCTGCTGGGACAGGACAGTAGAAGAATAGAAAGCAGGGGTTATGGAATCAGTTATACAACATGCCTTAGTTGTTGTGAAAGATGTTATTGATAATTGGGGAGCGATAACAGTGGTTTCTATTATTATTGGGAGTGGTTATCGGATTTTAAATAAAAAGCAGGAACTTAGAGATAAGGCTCAGGAAGACCAGCTTTTAATTATGCGCCAAGAAATTAAACGTATCGAATTAGGAGAAGCAATTCATCATGATTACGGCTTGCAAATTGTCAGTGGTATTTTTGATGAATATACAGCGTTAGGGGGCAATCACTATGCTCACGAAATTTACGAAAAGTATAAAAAGGAGAAAGAACATGAAAACATTTTTTAAAGATTTAGCAGAACGTGCGATTAAAACATTTGCCCAAGCAATGATTGGTGCTTTGGGTGCTGGTGCCACAGGCTTAATTGGTGTTGACTGGATTCAAGCATTAAGTATTGCAGGATTTGCGACTTTAATTTCTATTTTAACTTCAATCGGAAGTCTAACTATTGGTGATGATACTGCAAGTTTGGTAAAAACAAATGTAGAAGTTCAACCTGACATCTATAAAGATATGGACCATGAATTCACAGAAGGGGGCGAATAATGTCAAGTATTGAAAATATGATTGCTTGGATGCAAGCTCGAAAAGGTAGGGTAACTTACTCAATGACATCGCGAATGGGTCCGAACAGTTATGATTGTAGCTCGTCAGTATTTTTTGCCATGATTGCTGGCGGCTTTCTGTCAGTAGGTTCAATGGGAAATACTGAAACCTTGTTTGGAATGTCAGGAACAAAACTCAAAGAAATCAGTCGTGGAGAAGTGCAACGTGGTGATATTTTTATCTCAGGTACTCCAGGCGGTTCTGCTGGCTCTGACGGACACACGGGTATTTTCCTAAGTAATGGCTCATTCATTCACTGTTCTTATACTCATAATGGAATTGCGGTTGATACGAATGATGCATACATGAGTACTCGCTTAACACATCACTTTTACCGAATTGTTGGCTCAGGTTCAGCAAATACTGACAACAAGCCACAAATGGTTACATTAAACGTTGATGGGCAATTTGGAAGTGCAACTGCTAAAAGATTGCAAGAATACTTTGATACAGCTGGCAAAGATGGAGTAATTAGCCACCAGTACAAACAAACCTTTAATCAAAATATTTATGCGGCTCAGTTCGATTCATCACTGACTGGTTCAAACGTAGTTAAAGCATTGCAAAGATTCTTAGGAATTCGACAAGATGGACTATTTGGGCAAGCTACAATTAAAGAACTACAGAAACACCTTGGAACAACACAAGATGGAACTATTAGCCCAGTTTCTGATTCTGTGAGAGAATTGCAACGCCGATTGAATATTAATAGATTATGAAAAAGTTAAATCCCAACATTGTGTTGGGATTTTTTTTGATATAATAAACGAGAAGATATTTTAAAGGAGATTTATATTGATTGATTTAGGAAAGTTTTTTGAAAAAATTATTGATAATCATCTTATTACCGCATTAATCGCTGTAATATTAACAGGCCCAGAGTATTTCTTTTTTCCAAGGAATCCCAAAAGTGAAATAAACATCATTCTATATTTGTTATTTTTATTTTCAATTGCTTTTATTTCAATTACCTTCTTGGTTTGGTTATTCAATAAAGGAAAAGCTATTATTTCTAATTTTTCTTATAATAAAATGAAAAATATTGAGCTTGAACAACGTTATAAAGATGAAGATTTGAAATTTATAAGTGATAATAATATCTTCGATGAAGAACAAAAAAATTTCATTTTAAACCAAATTTTGAACGACAATAGGAAAAAGTTATTTAATAACGGGTTAACCCCTCTAGACCGATTTGGATATGATGATTATAAAGCTGTCGACAGGTTAAGGCAGTTTACTGTATCGACTCCGAAAGAAGGAAATCAAGTATACATGAAACTTGATGATAAGGTTTTTAGATATTTAAATCAAATTTTAATCAATTATGAAAAAATTACAGATTTCGATACAGTAAATGATAACGCACAAGTTAAAAAAGCTGTCTATTTTTTGAAAACCAAAAATAATTAG